TGTCCACCGTCACCGTTTGGGTGCTGGTGACAATCGAATCAACTTTGACGGATCCGTAAGCCATGGCTCAGATGCTTGCGATAGTCCAAATGGCGCCAGCAGGCACCGTCACGCTGTAACCAGCGGCTACTTCAACGCTGTAAAGCGACAGCCCATGACGGCTCGCGCCAAGCGTCACGTCCTGCGACACCACATAAGCCGGCTCAAGGATCGGGCCTGTTGCACCGCCACCGCCGCCGGACAACTCCACGATGCTCGCGGTGCCGTTGTCCTTCTTGGTGTAGAGCTTGCCGTCGTAGGTGTTGAGCGCCAGCTCACCGAGCTGCAAATCACCTATAGCAGGAACTTTTCCTGCGACGGCAGAGCGCCGAAGCTTGATCGTGTTGGCCATGTGGCGTCCTTAGATGGCTATGAAGCCGGACGCTCTAGCTTTCCGGGCAGATCAATACGAACCGCCGTCGATCTCGCTGCTGGGGCTGAGGTAGTCGGTGCCGGCTATAGCTGCAGTGAAGGCGCTGGTGCCGTTGCCCTTGACCAGGCCCGTCAGCGTGGTGGCGCCGGTGCCGCCGTAAGCCACGCCAACCGTGGTGGCGTTCCAAGTGCCGCTGGTCAGCGTGCCAACCGAAGTCAGGCTGGAGCCGGTAACACCACTGCCCAGCGCACTACCAGAGAGCACCGTGGTGCCATTGACGCGATAGACCTTGCCGCTGGCTAGGTCAATGTCTTCGCTGGAAGTCCAGCTGTCGGTGGCATTGATCCAGTTGAAGGTCTTGTCAGTCGCACCCTTGAGGGTGATGCCACCACCATCGGCTGTGGAATCCGTGGGCGTAGCTACGTCGCCCAGGATGATGTTCTTGTCATCAACAGCGATCACGGTGCTGTTGATTGTGGTGGTGGTGCCGTTGACGGTCAGATCACCGCTGATCGTCAGGTTGCTGGTGACGGTGCCGCCGCTGATTGGCAGGTAGCTGCTGCTGAGATCGGGGATGTCCCCGGCCACCAGTGCCCGAAACGCGGGTGCTGCAGCGGATCCTGTGGTGGGACCAGCCCAGACGTAGTTCGCGCTCTGTGTAGCCAGCGTGCCGGTCAGCGTGCCGCTGGTGGTGACCGGTGAACCCGACACCGAGAAGATGTTGGGCAGGCTCAGGCCAACGCTGGTGACGGTGCCAACGCCAAAGCCGGCGATGGCGGCCTGCACGAAGGCTGTCGTGGCGACCTTGGTGCTGTTGTCATTGCTGGCCTGCGTTGCAGCCGTAGCAACCGCACCAGTCAGATTGACGCTGCCGGTGAAGGTCTTGTTGCCGCTGATGGTTTGAGCGGTGCTCAGCGTGGTGTAAGCGCCAGAGCCACCGATGGCGATGATGCTGGTGGCGCTGCCACCCGCACCACCAGTGCCGGTGCCGTAGTAGAGAACAGCACTGCCTTCAGCAAACGCGACTTCCGCATTGGCCAAGCTCGCGGGTGCGCTGCTCCCCGTAGAGCGCTTGATGCGGATGGTGTTAGCCACGGCTATCGACGAAGAGCTGCTTTACACCAAGGTTTCCGGTCAGAAGTTGCCACCATCGGTAAGTGTGATCACCGTGTTGATGTCATCGCCCTTCCAGGTGCTGCTCACCGCGTCGTAATACAGCACGCTGTTCGCCACCTTTGCAGTGGTGTTCACATCAGTGAGATCAGCCAACGCATAGGGCGGTGCCTCTGGACCTTGCGGGCCAGCGGTTTGCACCTCCACCAGCAGCGGCTGCGCAGCAGTGGTGATCTCAATGACCTGCTCTGCGACCTCGGTGACGATGACCTGGCCGGTGCTAATCACCTCAACGCTGTTAGCCATGATCAGCTCGGTGCGGTGTAGCCCTCAGACGGGCGGACGATGCCTTCCAGGTAATACTCGCGCAAGCCTGCTGCATTGATCAGCATCACGTCGTAGCGGCATTCATCCGGCAGGGTTGCTGTGACGCTGTACGGCAGCGTCAGCTTGACCGAGCCGATGCTGGCATTCAGCGTCGTGACCGTGAAGTCGCCGTATTTGGTGACGCGATCCTTGCTCCACACCTGTGCCAGCACCGTCCAGCCGGTGATGTTGATGCCGTCGCCGTCTGAATCCTTGAACTGCACCTGCAGCGGAAAATCCGCCCGTCGCTGGGGCCGGATGTTGTAGCTCGCCGGGGTGATCGCCATACCCAAGGTTTCCGGTCAGCTCAGCCGGCGTAGGTGTCGGGATTGGTCGTGATGTCCACGCGCATCTGCGATCTGGGCCCCACACCACGGGGCACGTTGATCGTCACCGCATTGCTGCCGGGATAGCTCCAAAGCAGGCGGCCGGCCACTTCTTGCAGGCTGGCATCGCCGCTCCAATCCACCAGATACAGCGTCCAGCGGCTGAACGCCTGTTCCTTTTGGTATTGGCGCACCGGCACCAGCTCTGGCTCGCGCACAATCACCACCTCCAGGCCGGTGACGGTGGTGCCAGGCGGCAGGCTCTCACCCGGTGCCCGCACTGAGATGGCCGGGGTGGTGGCGCTATTGGCAAGGGTGTACGTGCCGAGCTGATCCACCAGCGTGGTCTCGATGGCGGTGCGAAGGCTCAGCAAGTCCATTACCTAGTCTTCCGCCGAAAGCAGCAAGCAGCCTGCCTCGATCCAGCCGAAACCAGGGCGAGCGGGGACTAGCAGCCGGTGCGTCAACAGTGGCCGATCTAGATCGCGCAGCAGGACGCTGCCGCTGATCTGCCCCTTGACCAGCACCAATCCGCCACGGATGCCGGTCGCTTCCCACACCGGCGCCAACACCCACACGGCGTCGTCATCGGAATGCAGCGCTCGTACTTCCGGCATTCGCGTGCCGTCTGCGGCGCTGGCCAGCACTTCGTTCCAGCAGGACACCAATAGGGGCGGTGCCTTGTCGTCGTGCCTGAGCGCCAGGGCAACCGCAGCCACCTCAGCGCTGAGACGCCGCTCGGCCTTCTGCTCCGTGGCAAACAACTGGAAGTCCTGCAGCGAGAAGGGTTTGCCCTTCTTGGGGTCGCGGTTGATGTTGGCCAGCAGCGCTGCAAGCTGAGCCACCGGCATTTCCTGCAGTTGCGCTTGCTCGCGGCGAATCCGCTGCAGCTCACGCCATGCCTGCAGCACCGTTTGCCGCAGTTCCCTCGCGTAGGTGGTGCGGTGGAACTGGCCGGGATAACTATGCGCTAGGTCGTAGAAGATCGCTTGCCAGTCCGTTTCGCTGCGGCGCCATCCGCCGCTGGCGGCTTTCCCAGCTCCTCCTCGGTCGGTGGTTCACTGGGCATCGCTTCTGCATCGACTTCTTGTTGGGCCAGCTGCCAGATCGCGTTGAACAGGGCGCGGTGCATCTGGCGGGTGTCAGCAACGGACCAGTCCGGCAGGCTGCAACGGCAGCGGATCAAAGCGGTGACGGTCGCTTCCATGTTGCGCTGACCGGCCGCTGCATAGACCTGCGCCACCTCCTGGATCAAGGCCGCGTGCTTGGTGCGGATTGCCTCGGCCCGCTCCTCTAGCTGCCTGCCGCTGATGGCACCCTCAATAATGTTGAACGCCTCAGAGATGCTGATCGCTTCGGCCTTGGCAATCGCATCGGCGATCTGGGCACCTTTGACAAAACTGCTCTGCTCATTGGCCAGCAGCTCTGCAATCACCGCCGACTCGCCAACCGTCAGACCGCCCAGCACGGGCATCTCCAGGATGCCACTCGCAGGTGTACCAAGCCGCTGGGTTGTGGGTGCCTCAGGCGCTTGAACAAAAGGCAGAGTTGGCATACGCGAAGCTGAGTTACTTAGAGGCTATTGCCTTGTTGATGATCTGCTGCTCTTTCTCACGGCGCAGCAGTGTTTGCCGGTTGGCATTCTGCACCTGCTTGACGCGGTTGATCAGCTGAGCGGTGGTGTTGTTCATGGCGCAAAACTGAGCCCTGAGAAGCCCAAGCTAGAGAGCTGTTGCCGGCAGTAGCTGATTCGGTCCCAATCCCAGCAGTAGTAGAGGGTGCCGGCTGAACTCTCGCCTTTGCTGACCTTGTAACGCGGCTCACGGCGAAATAGCCCTGGATCAAGCGCTGTGCTGATGTCTGCTGGCGTGGTGGCTGTCACGTAGAAGTCAGTATCGTCGGTGGTGCAGCTTTCCACGCAAGGGGCCAAATACTTGGCCGGCGGAATGCCGTTCAGCTGCACGCGCATCGGGCCGTACTGCTGCGCCTCTGCCGTCTGCAGGTTCAAGCTTCCCTTGAGATAGGCGTAGACAGCCGGCGAGAAGAAGTTGCCTTCGTGGTCGCTGTATTGCAGCCAGCCAATGCCGTACTGCTTAGCCAGCACGTCGTTGCCTGAAGGAATGCTGCCGTAGGTGGTGTCGTCGCTCCAGGCCCCTAGGTCAATGTTCGGCACGCTGCCGTAGACATTAGGCAGCGGAAAGAGATAGCTACTGCTGCCGGGGCCGTAGCCAGACACCTGACCGCCGCCGCTTTCAGTGAGCTTGCTGCCGGTGCTATTGACCGTGACCGCAGGGCACAGCGCTTGGATGTAGGTGCTCAGCTGAGCTGGAACGCTGACGCTGCTGACGCCGTTGGCTGTGACCAGAAAGGCAAAGATCTGATAGGCCGCAAACTGCTGCGTGTCCACGTATTCGTAGATCACACGGTTGATTTGGCGCATGTCGTACCACGTACCCGTGCCAATGCGGGCAATCAACCCGGTTTGAGTGCGCGGGTTTTCTGTTGCCTGTGTGCGCCGCTGGATACGCCGGTAGGTGTTAAACGCCTTGATCTTGTTGTGGACATAGACAAAGACGCAGTTCCGCCCACCAGCAGGAAACACCAACGCCGTGGAGCGATCTGCGTTCAGGGTGTCGTAGCTCGGTGTCCACACATCCACCGTTGAACTGGTCGGTGGCGGTGTGGTGCCTTGATACAGCAGTGGAGGTGCGCCGACGCCGCTGAGGTCCAAGCCAGACCAGGCTTGATAAGGATTGGCGAAATAGGGGTCGTAGTAATGCAGGCCGCCCACCGCTTCCACCACCACACCGTTGTTACCGCTGGCCGGCAGGGTGACATCGTTGACGGTGATCATGCCGGGGTCAAAGACGCCGCCGACTTCTGCCACCTGCGCAAAGTCAGCAGTGCCCACGCGCAGCTTGACCGTTCGCGCTTCTGAGGAATCCACATCCACTGAGTAGGTGACACCCATCACGGCACCGCCTTGACGCATGGCCGCTGGCCGGCGCTCAATGCTGGTGTTGGGGTTGCCACTGGTGGACGTTTCCGCCACCACTTCCGCTACGGCATTGGCTGCCTTGTTCTCTGTGCGTTGATCACGGCTGCGCTGCAGTTGTGCAGCACGGTTTGCTGCCTGCACCTGCTGCGCGGTAACCAGCAGCGCATCACTGCCGCTGGTGACCGTGATCTGCGTGCTCATGGATCAGTCGTCCTGCACCAGGGTGATCACATAGCTCTTGGACTGACCGGCCGCCAAGGTGATGCTGGGCGATTCAGCCACGATGCTGTGCAGGTAGGTCTCGGTGCCGATCCGCACGCAGACCGTGTTGTAGCTGTAGCCCGAGCCACTGCTGCTGAAGGTGGCGGTGACGGCAGGCAGCTCATAGCGAGCATCGCCAGCATCCCAGGCACCGGTGCCAAGCGTGCCGGTGGCCGGTGCATAGCCATTGGCGCTAGCCACTTCCAGCGCCTGCCAAGCGGCATAGGTGGAGTTAGCCGTGAGGCTGCCGTCATTGGTGGCGAGAAACACCTCATAGGCGCGACCCTCCAAGCACAGCGCAGCCTGCCGTTGCAGTTCCTTCTGACTGATCGTGAGGGTGATGGCCATGATCAAGCAAGGGTGAGAACGCCGGTGGTCGGATCAAAGTCCACGGCAAAGGATTCACCGCTGGCGAGGGTGATGCTGCTGCCGTAATCCCACCAGCCGATCAACTCCTTGTTGCTGGCGGTGTCGTTGTAGAGCACGGCATAACGGAACGGACCGACGCTGCCGCCGCTGGCGGTAAACGTGGCCGGATCGCCCAGCACCAGCTTGTAAGTGCCGGAGGTTTGCGCCGAGCTGCTCACTGCGGCGGTATTGCCACCGGCGGTGTAGCCATTGCCGGCGCTAATTTCCGTCAGATCTGCCTTAACGCTGTTGGTAGCGACGGGTGCGGTGTTGGTGAGCAGCACCTTGAGCGTGTCAGCACCGAGATCATGCTTCTTCTCGGCTAATGCCTCCACAAAGCTATTGAACTTGTTGAACGACGCCATGTGGCCGGAGCTTTGCCGCTAGGTTGCCGGTCAGAAATTAGGGAACGGCTGCGTCGGCACTGTGAAGTTGGCAGCGTAGCGCCCAACTCCTTTGGTGATGCGCAGGTCTTGGATGTGTCCGTTGAGGTGGTTAATCGGCACCGTGGTAGTGGTGTTGTTGTTGCCGGCGCCAATCATCAGCGGCTTGGGACTGTTAAAGATGTCAACACCGTTTGCGCCGCTGTTGATTACCACGCCATCAACAAACAACCGCAGGTTTCCAGCGGCTCGGCAGGCACAGACGTGATACCAAGTATTGAGCGACGGCACCCATGTCGGGTTTCTAACCACAACGGAACTACCGTTTGAGGTGTAGCGAAACTGCAGCTGGCCACCGCCAGTGGTTGAAGCCGTAAACGACCAAGCGTGATTGTTCGAGTCTGTCCCTCTTTGCGCTGCAATCGTTGCCGTAGTGGCTTGGGCCGTTAGGCGAATAAACGCCTCAATCGTAAACTCACCCGCGCCGAGATACCAGTCGGTACTGTCGTCAACTAGCAGGTAGGTGTTGGCGCCATCGAACGCGCCACTACTGCCGCCGAACTTGCTTTGCGCCGTGCTAATCGCCGCCCCACCGTAAGCCGTGACTGTTTTGGCAGAGCTGCTGCTGTCAACAAAGCTGGTGCTGCCATTCGTGCCATTCATGTGCAGTAGCAACACCACGTTGCCGAAGTACGGATCAGGCTGGCCAAGGTTGGCCGACTGCCCCGTAAGACTCAACGACCCAAGCGCTCCGCTCATCACGTAGGTGCGGATGCCACCAGCGGCTTGGCCTGTGACCGCAAAGCTGCCTGCGTCTGCTGGGAATTGCGTCGCGCCGGAGAACTGCGCCGTCTGCCCGCTCAATGCAAAGCTGCCAGCCCCTGCCGCCAGTGGTGCCCGCTGCAGCGCCACGAT